TTGACCAGCTCGCCCATTTCGCGGATGTGCTCCCGGCAGGCATCGGAGATGATGTTGATCTGCTCCTGGGACAGCTCGTACTGTTCCCGGTGTTCAGCTTCTTCCATCCACCACCGACGCAGGCCGTTGGCGCTCTGGGAAAGCTTGATCCCCCAGAGCGCCAGCTCGACGTAGGCTTCAGCCGGCGTCATCAGCCGTTCGCGGCCTCAGAGGTCTTCTCCGGCGCCGACCATCCGAGCGAACCCTTGAGGTGCTCGGTGGCGTAGGCTCGGGCGTCCTTCTCCTCGTCGACCGAGAGCTTCTTCAGTTGGTCTTGGCGATGTCGGCCTTGATGTCGGTCAGCAACTTCGACGGATCGACGTTGTCGTTGCTCGCGGACTTGTTGCCGCCGCCCTGGCGCTGCTCTTCCTTGAAGTCGTCAGCTTCCTCGGACGAGTAGGCGTCACCGTGCAGATCGGCGAGCTTGAGGATCACGCGGTCCTTGCCGCGCTTCTCCGCCATGGCGTAGGGATAGGCCGCCATCTTTCCCTTGATCTTGTAGTTGCCGCCGGACTTGCCTTCGAGGGAGATCAGCGCCTCGCCGATCGACCACTCCAGCTTGTCTCCCATCCGGCCGATGACCATGATCACCGCCTCGTCGCGCTCAGCGCGGAGGATCTGCGGGACGTCCCACTTTATGCCGAGCACAGCACCGAGACGCTCAACGTCCTTGTGCTTGACGACCGGCGTGCCCTGAACTTCCCAGATCGAGTCGCGGTCGATCTCGACGTTGTGCTTGTCGAAGACCTCGTAGATCTTGTCGAGCTTCGGGTTCCTTCGTGCCATTTTCTTCTCCGTTTATGCCGCTTCGGTAGCGGCGGGTTTGTCGTTGCTGTTGGCTGCCTTCTTGCGGGGTTGACGGGGCTTCTTTGCCGCTTTTTCTGCCGGTTCATCGGCAGCCGGCGGCGGCATGTTAGCGGCCTGAGCCACCGCATCCCGGATCGCAGCCTCGTCGAACTTGATCAGCTGCTTGCCATCTGCAGACAGGTTGATCGTCACGCCCTTGCCAGACGCGGACTTCGCATCCGGCGGGAACAGCTTCTTCAGTGCCTTCTTCGCCTTGTCGTGCTTGTCGACAGACGTCTTGGTGCTCAGCATCGTGAAGGCGAGGTCGACCCACTCGTTGTTGGTCGACATGTCGACGATCTTGACGCGCTCGATCAACGGGATCTCGACCTCGGGAACGCCAGGCGTCCGGCCGGTGACCACGCAATCCCAGAAGTCCTTCAAGGCTTCGAGCAGGGCGATCTGGTAGAACAGATCAGCCTCGACCGGGACGATGACGTGCTGCGCCGCTCCGGTGATGATCGACAGGTATGACAGCGACAGATCCGTCACCATCATGTTGTGCTGGCACTGGGCGTAGTACTTCTCGACCGCCTTCTGCTTGTCGAAGCCGAACGGCATCATGAACTTGAACTCGACGACGGCATGCGGATCAGCTTCCGGCGTCTTGCGCACCAGGCCGTCCAGCGTCGTGTGCGCCTTGTCCCAGGCGTGATAGAAGACCTTCCGCTGCTCGTCTGTGACTTCGACGTCCATCTCGTGTTCGAAGAAGTCAGCATTCAGCGGCTCGGTCAGGTTGCCGAGCTGGACGATCATCACGTCGTTCAGATCCTCCGGGATCGACTCGCCGCGCTTCTCAGCCCATAGGCGTTCGATCGCAGCCTGATCACCGGACATGATGATCCGGGCATCCGATCCGCCGAGTGATGTCATGCGCGCCGCCTTGTCAGCAGCGCTCATTCCGATATGGCCAGTCCTTTTCCTGCGCATTTTGCAAATCCTTGCATTCAAACAAATGGTTAGACGTAGTCGCGCCAGATGGCGTTCTCTCCGAGCGTCGCCACGAAAGCTCTGTGGTCGACGCGATCCTGGTCGGTCACCCGACTGGGTAGCGGTACCGGCCGGGTTTTGACCGGGACCACCTTCTCCTCGTTCTGCTGCGACAGCAGGTCCAGCTGCATGCCGAACTGCCGGCCGCCGCGAAGCTCGATGTAGACATCCGACAGCAGCTCGGAGTCGAGCAGCGCGCCGTGGTGCTCAGATCTTCTCGACTTGTCGACACCGTAGAAGCTGCATAGCGCATCGAGTGTGTGCCTTCCTCCAGGCCGCTTCTCCTTGGCCAGCTCCAGCGTATCGACCACCTCGTTCTCGAGCGGTGCTATATCGAGACGATCCAACTCTTCGTTGATCATCCCGATATCGAACGAGGCATTGTGAGCAACCAGCCTTGCGTCGCCGATGAAGCGGAGGAATCCAGTGTGTATCCGCTTGAAGGTCGGTTTCATCGAAAGGAACAAGTCGCTCAGCCCGTGAACCCGATAAGCCTCCTTGTGGTTGGGCCTCAGCGGATTGACGTATTGATGGAAAGTGCGCCCGCTGGGAAGGAGGTCGACAATCTCGACGCATCCGATCTCGACGATGCGGTCGACCTTGCGATCGAGCCCCGTAGTCTCGGTATCGAGGATTATCTCCCTCACTGAAATCTCCTATTCTGCGACGTTGGCGTGGTGCTCCTGGAAACTGATGCCATCGCCAGGGATGATGCTGAGGTCCTTCTTCAGGCCGGTCTGGATGTATCCAACCGTCCGCGTCCTGATTTGGTTGACGTTCTGGCGGATCGGACGGCGGTTCGGACAGTAGAGCCGATGAACAAGTTCATTGTCGCCACCGCGGGCGAGGGCGATAGCAGCCTTTGTCAGTCGCTCTGGCAGGCGAGACTTGTTGCACCACCGCATCCACGACAGGACGCCAAGAGCGCGATCGACGTCATCCCGCTGCGGCTTGTATTTCGATTGCCCATCGAAGGGCTTCATCGCGCTGAGCAACCGGATCTTCTCGATCTCGATCAGCTCGGCACGCGACATACCGATCATGTTCCAGCCACCAGAGCGCTGGCCGGACGTCAGCCACCTGTGCTCCTGATCTGGCGTCTTGTCGATAACCTCGACGGCCTCGACAAGCAGTTGCCAGATCACATCGTTATGACGGGCGCGGTCGCCTTTAAGCTCCACAGCCAGCTCGCCACCATGGACGAGCCAGCCGAGAGCCTTCGTGCGTTCCTCAAGCAGGGACGAGCTGTTCATTCGGGTGTACCGATGTTTCCGACTTGCCGAACGATTGCCGGCGGCGGGTTGCACGATATTCGAAGAGGCTGAAGCCGATGCGCTGCTGCGTGAGATGCAACAGGCCGTCCTTGGCATCTTCGAGAACACGATCCGCAACCACGTTCAGCGCAGTGATGCGGTGACGCTCGGCGGATCGCAGGATATCCCCTTCGGGGACGACGACCTGGCGGTCATATTGCAGATCGCCAGACCAGTAGATGAGGACGTCGCCCTGGGCGGCATCCTTCATCCAGTCGTAGTACTCCGACAGGGCACCGGGACCGACTTCCAGGACGGTTCTCATGGCTCAGCCCACCAACTGCTTGATAAGGCCGGCGTGAACCGCAACCACCTCGGTCAGGCCCTCGACGATGCGTCCGAGCTGCGCGGTGGCTTCGACCGCCATAATGCGCTGCTCTTCGTCCTCGTCGACGTTACCGAAGTCGTCACCGTCGTCGTATCCGTCCTCACCCGGCTCGCCGCCAAACAGTGCGCTCAAGAAGTCCGGGAAGGTGTCGAACACCTGGACGCCGTCCGGGCAGAAGCCGGGTGGGCAGTCGCAGGTCGGCGCGCTTTCGCCAGCGGCGTTGGTCAGGAAATCAGGGAGCGAATCGACGTCGGACAGCGACCCATCGGGGTTGACCTTCATGATCGAGACGCTTCCGGGTTTGAAGAAGTCCATAAAGTCTCCGTTAGCATTCGTGCAAATGGATGAAAACCAAAAGGGGCGCCCTGGCACGCGCAACCAAACAGGGCGCCCCTCTATTTTCCCCGCTCAACGGGGAAGCTCAGTAGAACCCACCGCACCTCAGGCGGGTGAGGACGTCATCCCTCCGATCAAAAGGGAATGTCATCGTTCAGGTCGTTGTTGCTGGCACCGCGACCAACCGCACGACGCGGCGGATCACGGTCATCGCCACGACCACGATCATCAGCGTCACGGCCACGACCGCCACGACCACCGCCGCGATCATCGTTGCCGCCGCGATCATCGTCGCGGGAACGGCTCTGCGAACGACCACCGCGGCTGCTGCCACGGTCGTCATCGCCACCCCGGTCGTCGCGGGAGTTGCTGCTGCCACGCGAACTGCCACGGCTGGAGCCGCGGTCATCATCACGGCTGCCGCCGCCACGGTTGTTGTCGTTGTCGAAGGACAGCTTCATCAGCGCCTCGACAGGGGCGAACGCCGGGATCACGATCTCGGTCGCATACCGCTTCTCGC